ATAATACCTATATCTACAAGGGTATTGCTGATCGCAACTTTACCCGTAAATTCTCTATTGCCGATACTGTGGAAATTAAAAATGCTGACTTGATTAATGGTATGTTGAAGATCTGGCTTGAGAATATTATTCCAGATTCCAAGAAACCAAAGAAGGTCGAAATTAACGATCCTTCTGAGACTCAATCCGTTAAGACAACAAACAAACAACTTCTTACAGAAAAAGACAAAGAGATCTAAAATGTTAAAATTAAAAAACAAAATAACTAGTTGGCTGAGACGCCAAGCTAGAATGAGAACAGCTATTAATGAATTGAATGCTCTTTCTGACCGCGATCTTTCTGACATGGGTATTGCACGTGCTGATATTAGTCGTGTTGTCAGAGGAAAGCCAAGAGAGGTTTCAATCATATGATTAATGAAGCCGTTTCACATTTAATCAATGGTGTTACTTCTTTTTTCAATTCAGTATATGAAACAAAAGAACAGAAGTATCGTCGAGAAATGACACAATTTCTCAATCAAGCTACAGATCGTCTTCACCTTGAGCATCTTGAGCGCGAGTGGGAAAGAAAGTATGGGAGACTATACTGATGTGGCCATATACAGAAGATGAATTAGTTATTATTAACACAGGTTGTAAATAATTAAGAGGGGCATTAATGCCCCTCTTTTCATAAATACTATCATGAAAACTTTCAAGCAGTTTGTAGAAAATTTTATTGATGGTAAGCATCCTGAACACAAGGGTGATATGGCTCGTTATCATCTCAAAGGTAAGTCTCGTTCTGAATTAAAAAAGATCAGATCTTCAAACACTGCCTCACCAAGAGCAAAACAACTTGCTCATTGGTTTTTAAATATGCACAAAGGTAAATGACAATTTAGCTGTTGTTATTTGTTGTTGAATTGAGTATAATATTCGTGTATGAACGTATGAACAAAGAAAACCTTGCTAAGCTAAGAAAAGTTATTCTCGAAATTGCTCCAAAGATGCAGCCACTGCTGCCACCACATCCTTCCCATCCAAACGGAAGGATTGCTATTGCACATATGTATAGTGTACTCGAAGGAGTATTTGAGTGTCCTGTAAAGGAGGCAAGAGATTGCAGACTACAGGATGCACTTGACATTGTTCAGTATTGCATGGACAATGTAACGAAAATGAGAATGATTACACCACTTCGTCAGAAGTACAAACCAGAACCTAAACCACTACCACCAGCAACGTTGGATGATTTTTTTATATGAGTAATAAATTTTATACTAACGTATCCTTGAGCCGTAATGAGATTTTGCTTAGAGGATACGAAGATGGACAACGTATTCAGTATCGTATTCCTTACAAGCCAACACTTTATGTTCACTCGAAGAATGGCAATTCTCTTTACAGGAACCTTAGAGGTAAACAGGTTGACGAGATTAAGTTTGAGTCAATCTCAGAAGCACGAGATTATGTTAAACGCTACGGAGACGTAGAAGGGTTTGAAGTCTATGGATTGACTAACTATGTGTATGCGTTTATCAACGAGTATTTCCCTGGCGAGGTCGATTACGATCCAAAGCTGATATCGATAGTCAATATTGACATCGAGGTCGCTGCAGACCAGGGATTCCCTGATATCCAAACTGCAGACAAAGAGATCACTGCAATCACAATGAAGAAGGATGAGATCTATGTCGTTCTTGGTTGTGGTGACTTTGATATTAGCAAACTCGATCTTGCTATCCAACCAAAGATCAAGTTTATTAAATGTAAGGATGAGTCTGAGCTTCTGATTAAGTTCCTCGATGTATGGCGTTCAAAGTGGTTCTCTCCTGATTTAATTACAGGATGGAACATTGAGACGTTCGATATTCCCTACATCGTCAACCGTATTAAGCGAGTGCTCGGTGACTCAATGGCAAAGAAGCTTTCTCCATGGGAGCTGCTCGAAGAAAGAACAATCACGGTTGCAGGTCGTGAATACCAAGTTTATGTTCCTGTTGGTATTTCTACTCTCGACTATCTCCAGCTCTACAAGAAGTTTTCGTTTACAATGCAAGAGTCATATCGACTCGATCATATTGCAAACATTGAGCTTGGTGAACGTAAGATGGACTATTCAGAGTATGATAGTCTGTTTGATCTTTACAAGAAAGACTATCAGAAGTTTATTGAGTATAACATCAAGGACGTTGATCTTGTCGGCAAGCTCGATGACAAGCTAAAGTTTATCGAACAGGTGTTTGCTATCGCATATGACGGAAAGGTCAACTACCAGGATGCATTCACATCTGTTCGTATGTGGGATATTATCATTCACAATTATCTTCTCTCACACAGAATTGTAATTCCTCAGAATAAGGTTGGTGTCAAGGAAAGACAGATTGTCGGAGCATTCGTCAAGGATCCTATGAAGGGAATGCATAAGTGGGTTGTCTCGTTTGACTTGAACTCTCTGTATCCTCATTTGATTATGCAATACAATATCTCACCAGAGACATATGTTGGTCACATCTCTTCGATTGATGGTGAAGCAGGAGTAAAGAAAGTCCTTGATGGGTATCTTAACGAACCTTCTATTCGTAATCAAATGGAATCACAGAATGTTGCTGTTGCAGCATCTGGTTGTATGTTCGATAAAGACTACCAAGGATTCCTTCCAAAGCTAATGCAAAAGATGTATGACGATCGTGTCGTATACAAAAAGAAGATGCTCGAAGCAAAGCAGAAGCACGAATTGAATCCTTCATATGAAACTGAAAAGGCAATTGCACAAAATCACAACATGCAGCTTGCAAAGAAGATTCAGCTGAACTCAGCATATGGTGCATTGTCGAATGAATACTTCCGTTGGTTTGATCCTAAGCTAGCAGAATCAATTACACTCTCTGGTCAACTTTCTATTATGTGGATTGAAAGAGAGATTAACAAATATCTCAACAATTTATTTAAAACAAAGGATATTGATTATGTCTTGGCTTGCGATACGGATTCTATGTACATTACGCTTGACAATCTGGTCACTAAAAGCGGTGTCGAGGATAAACCGACTGCAGAGATCGTCAAACTCCTTGATCACTTTTGTGAGCATCGGATTGAACCATTTATTGATAAGTGTTATCAACATCTTGCTGAATATGTTAATGCCTATCAACAAAAGATGAAGATGAAGCGAGAAGCAATCGCTAACAAAGGAATCTGGACTGCAAAGAAGCATTACATTCTCAATGTATGGAACAATGAAGGTGTTGCATATGCAGAACCTAAGTTAAAGATGATGGGAATCGAAGCTGTTCGTTCTTCTACGCCACAGGCATGTCGCACGAACATTAAGAAGTGCCTTAGTGTTATTATGAACGAAGATGAACAGGCAACAATTAACTTTATTGAGAAGTTTAGAAAAGAGTTTATTACTCTTCCATTTGAAGATGTTGCATTCCCTCGTGGCTGTAAGCTTTCACACTTCATTAAAAATTCAGATGGAACATTGAGTAAGGTTCCATACAAGCTTGGTGACAAGGGTCTTCCTATTCACGTGAGAGGTGCTTTGCTTTACAATCAACTTCTGAAAGAAAAGAACCTTGAACAAAGATATCCAAAGATTCAAGATGGTGACAAGATTAAGTTTTGTTACATGAAGCTTCCTAATCCAATCAGAGAGAATGTGTTTGCAAGTCCTGGTGGCTTGCCAAAACATTTTGAACTTGATAAGTACATTGACCACAACACACAATTCGAAAAAGCATTCATTGAACCAATTAAGACAATCCTTGATGTTATTGGTTGGCAAGTAGAAAACAAAGCAAGCCTTGATGCTTTCTGGGTATAGGAGAAATAAATGGCAAAGAATGTAATGCACGTTGATACAAACATTGATTGGGGAATTGAGTTTGGTGAAGACCTTTCAAAAACAATCACCGAACATCAGTCGAATGCTGAGAACGCAAATGCAAAGGCACAGGCAATGTATGATGCAATCATTCCTCTTCTTAACAACTTAAAGAAGAATCCTGAAAAGCCAAATATTGTTTGGCCAGATCGTGTAAAAAAGATTGATCAATTTATTAAAAAGCTTGACGATATACTATCAAACTGACACAAGGAATCATTATGTCTCTTATTCAACGCCTTATTAAAAACTCTACAATTGATACTACTTCACTTCTTACTGAGTCAAAGATTTATGGTAAGAAGGACATGATTACAACTAGCGTTCCAATGGTGAACGTAGCACTGTCTGGTAGCGTCGATGGAGGTCTTACCCCAGGACTTACAGTACTTGCTGGACCATCGAAACATTTTAAGTCAGCCTTTTCTCTCCTTATGGCATCGGCTTATATGAAGCAATACCCTGACAGTGTCCTTCTATTCTATGATTCAGAGTTTGGTACACCTCAAGGATACTTTGAGGCATTTGGTATTGACATGGATCGTGTAATCCATACACCTATTACTGATATTGAACAATTGAAGTTTGATATCATGAAGCAGCTCAATGAAATTACTCGTAACGATAAGGTCGTGATGGTAATTGACTCAGTTGGTAACCTTGCTTCGAAGAAAGAAGTCGAGGATGCTGCAAACGAGAAGTCTGTTGCAGATATGTCTCGTGCAAAGTCATTGAAGTCATTGTTCCGTATGGTAACACCTCACTTAACTCTCAAGGATATTCCTTTGATCGTTGTCAACCACACATACAAGGAAATTGGATTGTATCCAAAAGACATCGTTGGTGGTGGTACTGGTATCTATTACTCTGCAGATACAATTTGGATTCTTGGACGTCAACAAGAAAAGGATTCTGATGGTATTAGTGGTTATCACTTTATCATTAATGTTGAGAAGTCACGTTATGTAAAGGAAAAGTCAAAGATTCCAATTACAGTATCATATGAAGGTGGTATCAAGAAATGGTCAGGGCTTCTTGACTTGGCAATTGAAGGTGAGTATGTTGTTAAGCCTTCTAATGGTTGGTATCAACTCGTTGATCGTACAACTGGTGAAGCAGTTGGCAATAAGATGCGTGCTGCCGATATCGAAGACAATAAAGAAGTGTGGAAGCAAATTTTGACTACAACTGACTTTGCTGATTTTATTAAAAACAAATATACTCTTACAACAGGATCTCTTGTTCGTAGCGATGACGGTGAGGATGAAGAATGAGCAATACAGCTTTCTTCGATAATTTGGATGAACTAACCAAAATATATAATCAAGCGCGTGTTCAATATGACGCAGATGCAGAAGCATATTGGGAAGGTTTGTCTTACGAAGATAAGCTGAAAGCTTTCTATATAGTAACCAAACGGATTCATAAAGGTGACATTGTTGACAATGGTTCATTCCGACATGTTCTTTATGATGTGTTTGGTTTTGATATGGATTCCTACATCGTAGGTATAGACTCTGGTTATATGGATATTCATAATAGCATTGTGGTTGATAATGATAAAAATGGGTCAGTGGAAGACTAAGGAATGGGTCTTCAAATGGAAAAAACCTCCTCCCGAGATCCGTAAATTTTATTTTAGAATTTTTGTTTATAGTAATGGTAGACCTTATATCTTTTACAAGATAGGGTATCTCCATGTTCATAGGTATTTGGAATATAAAAAATGAAGACATGGTACATTGGACGTCACTGGACAGTTTCATGGAATCCTAATGGATCATTGTTCTATTGGGGTATTTTTAGATTGAACAGTGGCTATCCTTATGTCTCGTACAAGATTGGTCCGATTAGCATAAAAAGGTATTTTCATTGATAGAGAAAACAATTCTTTCACATTTAATTTTTAACGAACCATTTGCACGAAAGACTCTTCCGTTTCTCAAGGACGAGTATTTTCATAACCAACACGAAAAGACTGTTTACCGTTTAATTAACGAATACGTAAATAAGTATAACAACACACCAACAAAGGAAGTGTTGTTTCTGGAATTAAACAACAAGGATGGAATTTCAGAAACTGTCTTCAAAGACTCAAAGCGACTGATAGAGGATTTACAAGTTGACAATACAGAGATTAAGTGGCTACTTGATAGCACTGAAAAGTTTTGCCAAGAAAAAGCTATCTATAATGCAATCATGGCTTCAATTAAAATTCTCGATGACAAAACTGGATCAAGCTCTACTGGCGCTATTCCTACTTTGCTTTCAGACGCTCTTGGTGTCAGCTTTGATGTCAGCATCGGCCATGATTATTTTGCTAATTCTGATGATCGTTTTGATTTCTATCATCGCAAGGAAGAACATATTCCCTTTGACCTTGAGTACTTCAACAGAATTACTAAGGGTGGTCTTGTTCGAAAAACTCTCAACATTGCCCTTGCCGGCACTGGTGTTGGGAAATCTCTTTTTATGTGCCATTGTGCTTCGTTTAACCTAACACAAGGGAAGAACGTCCTTTACATTACAATGGAAATGGCAGAAGAGAAGATTGCAGAACGTATTGATGCAAATCTTCTAAATGTTACTGTCGATGAGTTATCAATCCTTCCAAAGGATGCATACGACAAAAAGATTAACCGTATAAAGGAAAAAACTGTTGGGAAACTTGTCATTAAAGAATATCCAACTGCTTCTGCTGGCAGTGCCCATTTTAGGCATCTTCTTAATGAACTTCGTATTAAGCGGAACTTCGTTCCTGATATTATCTACATCGATTATCTCAACATCTGTGCTTCTAGTCGTATTAAAACTGGGAGTAATGTCAACTCATACACCTACATTAAAGCTATTGCTGAAGAGCTTCGTGGTTTGGAAGCTATTGCTGAAGAGCTTCGTGGTTTGGCTGTTGAGTTCAATGTTCCTGTTGTTTCTGCTACTCAAACTACAAGAGGTGGATATGGTAACTCTGATGTTGAACTTACTGACACATCTGAATCATTTGGTCTTCCTGCAACAGCCGATTTGATGTTTGCGTTGATCTCAACGGAAGAGATGGAACAACTGAATCAGTTGATGGTCAAACAATTGAAGAATCGCTACAACGATCCAACAATCCACAAGAAGTTTGTTGTTGGTATTGACAGAGCAAAGATGAGATTGTACAACGTAGAAGACTCTGCTCAGACACTCAATGATGACACTGCCGTATTCAGCAAAACAGGATTTGGTCAGGCAATCGATGATGAGAAGAGACAAAGGTTCAAGGAGCTAACAGTGTGAAGACATCCGACGAAGCATACGAAGAATTTGTTGCTGATATCATTCTTAGCTACCTGACGTCTCAACTTGAGTCAGGAAAGCATGTTGTGTTGGAATCAGAGATTTGGCAGATGCTTGGTCTTGAATTACCAAAAGATCGAGAAAATCGTAAATTTATTCTGAAACAATATAACGATAATGTTATACCATTTCCCACCAAAAATAAATTAAAATAAACGTTGCCTTTTTTATTAAAAAATCAGATTCTTATAATATAGGCAAACAGAGGAAAACAGATATGGCTACTCGTTCATTGATCGCCCTTGATAACACTGATGTTTTTACGTCAATCTACTGCCATTGGGACGGATATTTGTCTGGAGTTGGTAAGAGCTTGCTTGAAAACTACAAGGATATCAACGATGTAGAGGAACTCCTTGAATTAGGTGATCTTTCTACTCTTGGTTACTGGATTACTGAATGCAAGCCTTATGGAGAATATACAAACGAATATGCCAAGGATTTCAGCTCGTTACAGAATCTGATCGTGTATTTTATGAATTCAGATTGTGAATATCTGTATATTTTCAATGGGTTAGGTTGGGAATATATGACAAAGGATATGGATCGGCCTTTGCTGTTGGTTCCTTCTGATGTTAAATCAACCAAATATTCCAATGTTATGCCTGTTAACTGATTGAATTTACAGCAAAAAAATCGCCATTGATATCACAGGGTTTTTTATAAC